GCGCTGCAACAGCACGCTTGCTGCTCACTGTTTTCAAGTCACCAATTTGGATGTAACCGTCTTTTTTGATCAAAAAATCAAAACTGCCAGCACAGCTTTTTAAAGGATCAACAACGCGGTACTCAGTCGCAAGTATTTCTGCACCGTCAAAAAACTGCTGATCTAACAAAGCGTTTATCCACGGTGCCCATTTTTCTGGCACAGAAGGCTCTTTAGCTTTCAGATGCTGATCAAGCCAATCATGGATGGTTTCACCTCTAACAGCCCAACCATCTGGCCCGTCTTTGTACTTGTCAATCATTGCTTGCTTAAAAGGCTCCATATCAAAAGCCAGTACATCAGAAACGTTGTGTGCTAGCCACTGATTGCGCAGCCTGTACCGGTGCTGCTTTTTGTAAAATTCAAGCTCTGCTATCGGTTCTAGCATCAAGGGGTTCCATTCCAATGGCATAAGGGCCATAATCTAATGGCAAACCGATCATAGGCCAATGCCTGAAGAACTTGAACCAGTGACAAGCAGCTACGTGCGGGTTGACCCTAGAGTCATTTTTGAGGTTGATCGCAAGAAACCAATTGGCGTGACACGCGTTGGCTGGGTCAATCTGCTGCTACAAAAAGCAATTGCATCAGAGCCTGAGCCTTTAGCCCGTGACTAATCTCAATGCAGAAGAGCGAGCTTTTGACCTTCTGCAATGGGTGCCTTATTCGCTTCTGTCTGAATACGACGAAGACGAAGCAATGTGCGGTAAATACAGCGCAATGCAAAAGCAACGCTCAGACGCTGCGTTAGATGCATGGGATTTAGAACACCCTTATGAATCAAGCGAAGAGCTGACATCTTTTCGCGAGTTAAGACGCCTTGGCGTTTACACCGACGACGACTACTTTTCACCATCACTGGCCTCTGATGCCTTCTACAGAAAAACCCTTAAGCAGCACACCGCCACTTCAACAAGCGTTAACAGCCCTAGCCCTACACGCCGAAACATTGATCCAAACCGAAAGGGAACGGGATTGGATGCCCCTAATGCGAAACAAGGCTTTCGATCTCAGCGTCCACGACGACGCAAAAGATACGGAACTTAAGGCATATCTTGACGCTGCTGAGCGTCGGCTTCAGAAAGGCAACGTTTATAGGGCTGGCCAACAGCTACAAGCTACCGAATCTGTGTTCCTGCTTGACGGCATGGTCAAGCTTGGCGAGTCAAACGTCATTATCGGCCAGCCAAAGGTTGGCAAGTCATCGTTTTCTACTGGATTGATTGCTGCATTGCGCGATCGTGTGCCGCAGTTTTTAGGTCGTGATTTGTCAATACCTAACGAACGGATGCCTGTTCTTGTATTTGGCACAGACCAAAGCGAAGGTGATTGGCTTCATCTATTACGCCGCGAAACTTTGGTTGCAGAAGATCAGACGCTTAAAGCTGATTCAGTTGATTTCTTCTGCAGCATGGAAACTGGCGAGCAGTACAACTTTACGAAAGACGGCATTCGTCGGATGCGTGAAGAAATTGAAAAGCATCAATTTCCGTTGGTAATCATCGACTCATTGAGTTCAATGATGGAGCCGACAGGCATTGAAGAAAACACTTCTAGGTATGCACAACCGATTCGTAATGCTATTAGCCAATTGAGAAAAACAGGGGCAACGCTTCTAGTGATTCATCACTCTGTCAAAAGGCCAACAACATGGGACTGGATTACAGAGTGCCGAGGCAGCAGCTCGATCAGCTCGGTGTTTAGCTGGGGCGTATTAATGCGCTGGGTTGCACAAGAAGAAGACGGTTTAGCCCGTATCGACAAGCGCGTGGGATTTGCTGGCAAAGGTCGAGGCGGCAATGAATCAGGTGGTGTGATGGGGCAGTACCTGCCTGAAGGTGGTTGGACTTATCTAGATGGACTGGAAGAGGCACAGAAAGTTGAAAGGGCTGGGCAACGCATCATGGAACTAGGCGGCGTTAGAGCATCGGTCTTTGACTACCTAACTTTGCGTACAGGGCTTAACGCTGATGTTTCTGTTGAAGAGCTTGCTACAGAGCTAGACAAACAAAAAGGGCATGTCTCGCGTGAGCTGCGGGCACTAAAAGCAAAAGGGCTGTCGATTCCTGTTCGGGCAGAAGAAACAGGTTCAAGGCCACGGATTTATTGGATGGCAAGCCCTGCTGCCATGGAATGGTGCCTGGGAGGCTCAGAACCGGGATCTAACCGATCTATTGGATCTTTATCAGTTGAATCCATTAAATCCAATAAAATTAACTCCCAGGACGATACAAGCGTACTACCCTCTAATTCAATAAATCCAAAGACCAAAGTCGAAATCCGCAGGGGTGACGAATGGGCTAACGGGTTTATTGTTCGCGACGGAAGCAACCCCGACAAAATTTCAGTTGAAAAAATCGGGAGCCCCATGGTGACCATCAGCAACCTGCGCTGGGAGCTAGACGTTCGCCCTTGTCAACCTGAGCCTGTTAAAGCTCAGCCAACTGATTCATTTGATTTCTAATGCCTGATTGCAACCGCACGTACCCTGTCCGGGTTGATGTCCGCTTGACTGAAGAAGAACGCGACGCCTTAAACGCTGAGGCCATGCAGCGCGGTATCCCGCGCCAAGAACTGCTACGGGCTCGTGTACTGAGCGAAGCAAATCAACCCGCACCAATTCCTGAGATCAAGCCAGTCCATTATTCGAAAGGTCGGGATTCGATTGATGCCGCGGTAGCTGCTGTAAATCGTTTGTACAACGTCAACAGCCGAGATGTAGAAAAGATCGTCTGTACTGTCATCTGTGCTTTAAACGCAAAACGCCGTTGATGTGGCCAACGGGGTATACCCATGGTATGATTTAGGCATGGGAGAGATTCCCACCCTTCACCAAGGTTTTTAATGACCGTTACAGCAGAGCAGTTAACCCTCCAGACCAGCAAGCTCGAACTCAATCAAATCATTTGTTCTAGCTACGGCTACAACATGACGATTGTTGATTATTACGTCGTTGCTCGCATGACCAAGGCCAGTGTTTGGCTTCGTCCTATCGGTCGCATCGTTACTGGCGATGACGGTAAAGGCGACGGCAAAGCAATCCCAGACACGTCTGTACAAGCTCCAGATTGCAACATCTTCCGTAAGCGCATTCAGCGCTACGACAGCATCGAAGGCATTTCTGACAGCATCAAGTATTTCCGCATCTGGGATGGTCGCCCTCAGTACCACAACACCTGGGACTGATTACATCAGCCCTGGAGACAGGGCTTTCTTTTCTCTTGCTTTTACACCATGCTTGGTTATCACCACACCTGGCTTAATTTATTTGATGAATTTCAAGCCACACAAGACAAACTAGAAGCAAACAACCTCCTTAAGCTTTCTCGCGTGTCTTCTCCTACCTATTACGTCGAAGCTTTCCTTGATGAAAACCTCGAATGGACCGAATACGCCTACACAGAACGCGAACTCCAATCTTTGAAAAATGATGCTATTGATTGTGGCTTCACATTCACTGTTGAAGAGGTAAGCAACGACTAATCATCGTCGGGGCGCCTGATGCCTGGTCTCACACAGCAGGCTGAAAGCTATACAACACTCATGGCATTGAGGAAAGCAGGGCAGTCGTAATTGGGTGGTGCCTATTACGACTGATCAAGCCCCCGACACCAATTCACACTCACCTTCATCGTCATCTTCATCATGGCTAAAGAAAAAATCGTTTGCTTTTACAAGCGACCTGCTGGACAACGATCAGACCTTGTAATCCTTGAAGTCAAAGCCCCACATGAGCTAGCAGGTGAAACAGTCATCTGTAACTGCTTCAATCAAGAATGGATTACTGAGCTGACATACGGCACAGAGGTGCTTGTATGGGGGCCACCAAAGCAAGGTCGAGAAGGCGATCTCCTTGCTGATGCTTGTGCAGATATTCTGCAACCGCATTTCACATCAGTGGGAACAACTATAGATGCGATCACGATTAAAAAATTAGAAACTGAAAACACTAAATACTTTGAAGAAAGACGAGTCAGCACTAAATTAAAAGGGAGGGCAAATATCAATACGTTTCTTGCTCTTGCTAGCAAATGTCCTGGGGGTCATCAAGAAGCAGGACATCTACTCATCGGATACGCTCGTTTAGTTTTAGATGAACTGCATTACACTGCTGACGCAACAGTCATGTATCAACACATGCGAAATAAATTAGTAGAAGCAGGCCAGCCAACTTACTCTTAGTAACCGTTCATAGGGGTTGTGCTTATGCCAACCCCTACAACAACAAAAGTCTTATGGCTATTGACGAAACCCTGCGTATGCAGCAGCGTATTAATGATCTAAACGTTTTTCTTCTCTATGAGCAACGACTCAAGCTTGCCTATGCCCGCAGCCAGAATCCGCAACCTAAGCGATGGCACAGTACAGATAACCCTTGGAGATCAAAAAGGATGGGTGACTAGCCATCACTTGATCACTCCTAAAATTCATCAAATGCAGAAAGCTTGGCAACGAGCTAATCAACATTTGCATTCATAAGCTACGCTATCCATCAAGCAGCTTTATTTAGCTTGGCATCAATCAAGTCTCTCAAGCCAGATCATAAAAATGCACGGCGCAGAACTGATCGGTCTTCACAGCTAATCCAAGAATCATTGCAACGTTACGGTGCTGCTCGCAGCATTGTCATTGATGAAGAGAACCGTATCCTTGCTGGCAATGGAACGGTTGACGGCGCTAAAGCAGCAGGTATTCAAAACGTACGCATCATCGAAACTGATGGTGACGAAATCATTGCTATCAAACGCACTAACCTTTCAGAAGAACAAAAAATCGGTTTAGCTCTTGCTGACAACCGCACTTCTGATCTTTCTGAATGGGATCAAGAAATGCTTCATACGCTATCGCAAGAGCATGACATCAACGATTGGTTTACCCCAGAAGACCTTAATTCCATCACGGGTGATCCTGTTTCTGAATTAGAACCACCCCAAGATTTTGACGAAGTAGACGACGACATCACTACCGAACATCGCTGCCCATCTTGTGGATACGAATGGAGTGGTAAATCATCTTGACTGTTATAGATAAGCCTCAATACCGTGTACCTTTGATGCAGGAAATTAAAGACCTGCCTTGGAATGGTTACACCGTTGCAAGTACCTTTTCAGGCTGCGGCGGTTCTTGCCTTGGTTATCGCATGGCTGGTTATCGCGTTGCCTATGCTCTTGAATTTATTCCTGAAGCACAACGTACTTATAAAGCCAACCATCCTGATAGCTATCTCGACACTTCAGACATCCGTGATTTGCAACCAGAGCAGCTTTTAGAACGGGCAGGTGTAGCCAAAGGAGAATTAGACATTCTTGATGGCTCGCCACCGTGCTCTGCTTTTTCAACAGCAGGCAGCCGTGAAAAAGGCTGGGGGAAAGTCAAGGACTACAGCGATGGTTCGCAACGCGTAGATGATCTTTTTTACGAATACGCTCGAATCCTTGAAGGTGTTCAACCTAAAGTTTTTGTGGCTGAAAACGTTACCGGCCTCGTAAAAGGTACTGCCAAAGGTTATTTCAAACGAATCCTTCAAGAACTAAAACATTGTGGCTATAACGTTTCTTGTAAAGTCTTAGATGCAAAATGGCTCGGTGTTCCTCAAGGACGGCAACGCACTATTTTCATTGGTGTACGTAATGACCTCAACATCGCTCCGGTTCATCCCAAACCATTCCCGTACGTTTATACTGTTGAAGAAGCCATTACAGGCATTACCCCACCGACAGAAGACGAAATTAAAATAATTTCAGAAAATACCAAAGAATTTCGCTTATGGACCAAAACAACTCCAGGTAATAATTTTTCAGCTGCTTGTGAAGCTGAATCAGGCAAAGCGTCATTTTTTAACAATTGCAAACTACATCCTCGTAAACCTTCGCCAACTATTGCAGCTACTTGTGTTCATTATCACTGGGATCAACCACGGTTTTTATTTATTCCTGAAGTTAAACGTCTTTGTAGTTTCCCTGACGACTTCAGCTTGACTGGTGGATTTTTGAAACGATGGGAGCGAATGGGGCGGGCAGTACCGCCGCTCATGATGAAACAGGTTGCAGCCACTATCGAAAAGGAGATCCTTTCATGTGTGGCATAGCTGGTGGTATCAACACCACCACTGAAGTCATTCAGCAGATGCTGGATCGCATCATTCATCGTGGCCCTGATGGCATAGGCATCAAGCACCATGGCCCAATGGTTCACGGTCATGTACGTCTTGCCTTAGTTGATCTCACTGACGCATCAGCGCAACCCTTCAGCCATCAAGACACCACGTTGTCATTCAACGGTGAAGTCTGGAACTACAGCAAACTCAAAGCTAAGTCGCCTCATCAATTCCAAACCACAGGCGACACTGAATCATTTGCTGATCTTCTTACCCGTCAAGGCATCAACAGCCTTTCAGCAATCGATGGCATGTACGCCATTGCTTTCTCAGACCAGCACGGCAACCATTATTTAGCGCGTGACCCGTTTGGCAAAATCCCTCTATACGTTGCTAAAACAAAAACCGGTTATCTCTACGCGTCAGAACGTAAGGCATTTTCAGCCAACCTAAAACCAATTGCTGTTCCGCCTGGTTACGGTTTCGACTTGACTAATGGTCAATGGTTTCAGCATTACAAGCTCCCAAGCCATCAATACACAACTGTCACTGACGTTCTTTCATTGCTGACTGATGGTGTACAGCAACGCCTGCATGCTGATGCACCAGTCTGTTGTTTGATTTCTGGTGGTCTTGATAGCAGCCTCATCCTGGCTTTAGCTAAACAGCAATCCAGCAACGTCACGGCATTCACAGCATCATTCGACAGTCATTCACCAGATCTCACAGCAGCTAGACGCCTTTGCTCTGACCTATCAGTTCCGTTAATCGAAGTGCCGGTTGATCCGACACCTGATCTCATTGACCAAGCGATTCATACAATCGAAATCAGCAGCAAAGCGCAAATTGAAATTGCCATCCTTTGTATTCCCCTAGCGCAACGCATTGCTGCAGAAGGGTTTAAAGCATGTCTATCAGGTGAGGCAGCAGATGAACTCTTTGGTGGTTATGGCAACTTCTGCATCCAAGCCTCAAAAGCTAAAACTACTTCTGACTTCATTAAGCTCCGTCACGCACAGCTCGCCAAAATGTCCCGTGGCAATTTCGTTCGCTGCAACAAAGCATTCATGGCAGCTGGTGTCGAATGTCGCTTACCTTTCATGCAGCAACAGCTAGTAGAACGCGTTATCAACCTCGACAAGGCTGAATCACCGCCAGGGAAAAAACTGCTTAAGCAAGCTGCTAAAGACCTTGTTCCTGACTGGATAGTCAAGCGACAGAAAGACACCTTTCAAGGCGCATCTGGTATCGCATCTCAAATGCAACAACAGATCGCTAGCCCTACGATTTTCTATAACAACCAATTGCGAAAGCAGTTTGGTTACCTGCCAAAAGACTGATGACCAATACACCGCATCACCTGACCGTTCCACGGTCTTGGACATTTGAAACTAATGATGTAGCCAAAGGTTTTGACCAACACGTTCGGGAACAGTTGCCTTGGTACGAATTAGCAACCAATGCCATCTCTCACGTAGCACGCCACTACATCCCACAAGATGGCTTGGTGTACGACATCGGTTGCAGCACGGGCAATATTGGTTGCAGCATTCAAGAAACGCTTGCTACCCGTAACGCTCACTTAATCGGCATTGAGCCATCACAGGCCATGCAATCGCTTTACCGCGCACCAGGTGAGTTCGCGTGCACTAAAGCTCAGCTTTACCCATACAAGAGTTATGACCTAGCAATCCTGTTCCTTTGCCTGATGTTTGTCGAGCCATCAGAACGTCGATCATTCCTCCATCATCTGTACGACAAGTGCAAACCAGGCGGTGCCATCATCATCTTTGACAAGCTTGAACCCGTTGACGGTTACATCAGTACGATCATGTACCGCCTCACGCTTGCAGGTAAATTCTCTGCAGGTGTTTCATCCGATGAAATAATCCAAAAGGAATTATCCTTGGCAGGTGTACAACGGCCAATCTCTCCTGATCACTTGCCAGGCAATCCTTACCAATGGTTCAGGTTTGGTGATTTCGCAGGGTTCATTATTGAGAAACCGATCTAATGGCTAAATCAACCAAGATTGAAGTAGACATGCGCGTTAACCGCGTTGCTCGTCTTTTAGCAAACGGTGCTGTACGTTCTGAGATCGTGCAGTATTGCGCGAAAGAATGGGAAGTTGCTGAACGGCAGACAGACACGTATATCGCCAAAGCACGGGAGCTTATCCGGGCCGACTGGGAAACAGATCGTTTGACTTTTACTGCAGAAATCCTTGCTCAGCTCGCAACGCTGCAAAAAGAAGCCCGTAAACAAAACAATCTGAATGCTGCTTTAGGCTGTATTAAGACCGCAGCACAGATCGCACAAGTCATTCAGTGACGATCCTTAGTCACATCGAAAAAGGGTCAATCCTGCGACGTGTTGGAGAAAGTGACAGCACGCTAGATGTTAAAGCTTTAGTCGCGCAAATTAAACAAGACTTGCATCCAGGGCAGCTTGCTTTTGTAGAAGATGAGAATACAGAAATTTTAGGATTGTCAGCAGGGTATGGAGCAGGTAAGACGCGAGCGTTAGCCGCTAAAAGTTGTTTACTTGCGATAGCAAATCAAGGCTTTTTAGGTTGTGTGATGGAGCCGACAGGCCCACTTGTGCGTGATATATGGATGAATGATTTTGAATCTTTTTTAGAAAGCTATGAGATCCCATACACGTTCAGAGCAAGCCCGCTTCCGGATTACACATTGCATTTACCAGGTGGAGACACAAAAATTCTTTGCCGGTCTTTTGAATCATGGTCTCGAATTATTGGTTTGAACCTTGCCTGGGTTCTTGCTGACGAGATTGATACAGTCACACCATCAATCGCACAAAAAGCATTCCCGAAAATTCTTGGCCGCTTGCGTGCTGGCAACGTTCGACAGTTTGCTGCTGCATCAACGCCTGAAGGATTCCGCTGGATGTGGAACACGTTTGGCACAGAAGAAGCGCAGCAGCGTCCTGATCGAAAGCTAATCAGGATGCGCAGTGCAGATAATCCACACTTACCGCCAGACTTTATTGAGCGTCTCGAAGCCAACTACGACCCGAGCCTTTTGAAGGCTTATCTGGAAGGCCAATTTTGCAATCTGACAACCGGTCAGGTTTATGACCGTTTTGACCGTGCCAAACACGTTTCAGTTCTTCCAGAAAAAGAATATGAAAACGAACCGTTGCGTGTCGGAATCGACTTCAATATCGGAAACATGTCTGCAGTGATCGGTGTTCGCCTTAACAACAGTCTTTACTTAATTGATGAAATTAAAAGTGCCCATGACACTGATGCTATGGCACAAGAAATACAACGCCGCGCTGATGGGCGCCAGGTTTACGTCTACCCTGATGCATCTGGCGGCAACCGAAGTACAAATGCTTCACGCACGGACATTCAGATCTTGGAGTCTTATGGGTTCAGTAATCAATCACCAAGGGCTAATCCTCCCGTCCGCGATAGGGTGGCTTCTGTACAAGCTTTGTTGGAAAATGGGAAAGCCGAAGTAAGGCTTCAAGTCGCGCCATGGTGCAAACGAACGATTGAATGTTTAGAGCTTCAGTCGTACACAGAAGCAGGCGACCCTGATAAAGATGCGGGGTATGATCACATGAATGACGCTCTTGGTTATCTTGTCTACCGCGATTTCAGCATGATTCATGCTCGCGCTGGCCGAGGCACTGGCATCAGGCTTTACTAA